CGCAGTTGCAGACACCGCTAATGTCCCAGAAGCATCCGGCATTGTGATTGTTCGTGCTTCTGTAAGACCGCTTGGCGTTAGAACTTGAAGAAACCCTCCTTCGGTTGCATAGAACTTCTTAGCTGTAATTGAATTTGTTGCAACAATTGCGCCATCAACATCAATATCCGCAGAAGCCGTATAAGCTTTTAGACTAATATTATCAAGAAAAAGGGTTCCTCCAGCTATTGGGTCTTCCACCATGAAAGATAAAGTTGTGTTGAGGTACGTAGAACATCGATAAGAAAAATGTTGCAAACCTGGCACCGCATCGCCAACTTGGAATCTCAAATCTGTTGTATAAGTGCCGTTCGTTATTCGAACCCTTACAGTCGCATAGTCATAAGGACCACTAATGCTGAAATTTGCATCGAAAGATAAAAGTGCATCCCACAATCCTATCCCTGCAATGTATTGAGAGAAAGCATTATTACTCGCAGAATAAGCACATCCACCATAATCTGAACTCCATGCCCAATCTGTACCGGCCCAACTGGAGATGTCAGAAGCAAATGTGCCGTTTGTGATCTTTTCGGGGCCAAACGAAGCGTTAAAATCACCACCGCCTGCAGTCAGTACATGTACACCCAAATCCACATCCGCACTAGCGCCTGTGTAGGGAACGAAGACACCCGATGATTTCGGGTCCCAAGAAAGCATTCCCGTAATTTTATCAAAGGTCCAACTCATACGCGCCACACCCTCGTAACTTCTCCGGTCCCAACCGTATAAGTCAGGTTCACGGTACAAACAGTAGCGCCGGAAGATTTATAGGTTGCGGTTGCATTCCCCGCACCATCGTCCGTACACACAACATCATCAAAGGCTTCTGGCACTATGGGAGAGAGAGAGAAGACGTGCTGGATAAGCTTAGAATCCGTTGCGGAGGAAGCTTTAACATCATAAGGAGTAAGGGGTGTGTTTGAAACAACAGTCAAGGTCGGAAGCCTCCCGATTTATAATGCATTATTCCTCTACGTCTTCGATAACTCCCACCTTGTCTCCAAGGCGAACGATTCTTTTCGAGGCTTGCTTTGCATCAATGTTTAATACAATAGAAGAGGGGTTCTCCGAATGCCCCCCGTCCTTATCTTTTGCTTCCTCTTCTTTTGATGCTAAAGCATTGGTCGCTAACTCTGCTTGTTTCATAGCTACATCCGCTTGAAGTTTTGCTTCTTGAATTGCGATATCTGCTTTTAGTTTCGCTTCCTGGATTGCAAGCTGCGCCATCAGCTTTTCTTCTTGCAGTTTCATCTGACCTATAAGTTTTTGCTCCTTGAGGGCTAGGTCTTGCTCTGCTTTCCAGGTTTTTAGCTGCATGTCACTTTGCACCTTGTACTGATCTAGCTGCTGCTGCTGATAAGCAATCTGACTTTCTAGCTGCATCTTTTGAGCATCAAACTGAGCCTCTAGGTCCATCTTCTGAGTTTCTAGCTGTGCTTTGGTCTGAATTTCTATCTCTTCGGGGGTTGGTTGTGGAGGAGGAGGATTCTTCTCTAGCTCTTGTTGAGCCGCAATCATCTTGTCAATCCCCTGGGTTAAATACTGCTCAATCTCTCTAGATGCTCTGAACCTACGAGCTGCCATCAACACAGACTGAAGCCCCGTGATTTTAAGTGCGGGGTCTAGGCTCATTATCTGGCCGCCCTGAGCAAAAAGGTTGGCAAGTGAGTTTACAAACTCCATAGCTGCTTCTTTTTCTTTGTTCTCGTTTACTTCAATCGTGGAGTCTGTCTCTAGGGTGATGCGGAAGGTCCTCATGTCATCGTTTCTAAGAAGTGCTAGAGCTTCGGGGAAAAGAGCTTGTTCTTCTGGCGTTAAGGACGCGTAGCCCGTAATCAAAGCCCATGATTCATCGGAAAAGTGTTTACATAAAATTTCAGCTTTAAGTTCCAATAGGTCTTTAATGAACCTTTGAACATCATGTTGTTTGTCGGTAACTCTAATTGAGGCCCATTGGTTTTTAATCTCTTGAGCACCCTTTGTCTCGTAGGGATTAGAAGTACCTCTGACGATATCGGAAAGTCCTGTGACTTCATAAATGCGTTGAGTAAGTGCCTCTGCGCGAGCTTCTAGCTGTTGAATGGCTCCTGCTACTTCCGTGATTGGTAACCACTCCATCATACCAGCTAGTCCCCCGCCTCCTTGAACATTTGTCCAACCAGCCACGGGGATTGTGGTTCCGTCCACGGCAGAACGAAGCTTATCTAGGTTTTCGTTAATCTCAGCACTATGAATTCCCGTGAGTCTCACCATCTGAGTCAAGTGGCCGAGTCTTGTATTTATGTCATTTAACTGGACAGCTAGTTCTTCATAAATTATGTAGTCGGGAGTTGGGAATAGGTCTTGACCGCAAAGGGTCGCAAATAGGGGCCTAGGAATTGGGAAGAAGTGTTTTAAACGAAGGGGGTCTGGAAGAACTCTTAAGGGCTCATCCATTGAGCCTTCCGTAAACCAATAAACACACTTACTTTCCTTGTCCCAAAGTTCTATGATGCAAGCTCTGGGCTCTATGTCTTGCGCTTCACTTCTGTCACTCCATCTCTGTTCGTCAAAATCATCGAGGGGAACTTTCTCTGCGACCTCTCTTCCAAACTGCTCTGAGAGCTTAGACTTTGACATCCTCACCTTTTTCCAGATTTGTCTTATCTCTCTAGGCTCTCTAGCATTGGAGTTCCACCCGAAATCTTGGGGTAAGATATGATCTGTTACGGCTTCTTCAAATGTTACTTTCTGAACGGGAGATCCATTTTCGTCTAGCTTTACACTCTGAGTTGCCTCATCCACGACTTCATCAAAATAAGGCTCATAACGAACCCACGCAACACCTAAGCCTCCTAAGAACCTGTCTCTTACGGAATCATTGACGGCGTAGTAAAACTCGTTTTCTTCCGCAGAGAGTGAAAATGAAGTCGCCCTTTCTTCTAGTTTTGCGGCAAGCAACCCCACGGGGTCCCTGTCTTTAAACCTACGCTCAGAGACAACTTTAGGGATACGAGAGAAACAGGTCGCGACTAACACTTGGACATTGGACCAAAGAGTGTTGTAGGTTTGCCCACGGACTCCCTTAACGGGTTTGCCCATGTAGATTTTCTCTACCTTTTTTCTTAACTCATTCCATGTGTCAGAATCTTTTTTAAAGGCCGTTAGGAGACGCCTAAACTTTCGTAACTTTTCTTTACTGTCTTGATTGTCTTTCATATTCTACGATTTGTTGAGGAAGGGCTTTAAGAGAATCTAGTTTGTAGACCGTGACGATAGAGGAAGAAGCAAAGATACAAAGAAGCGCAATAATAAATCGCTCGACCCTAGCCATACGGTCCCTCACATCTTGAATTTTTATTTCTAACCCCTCGTGGAATCGACACGGAGGTCCCCCGTCATGAGCCAAACCTTCACCCCTAATTTTAGAGTAACAAACAAACCCCCTAATACAAGTAGTTGCGTTTTGTAGCGTCTTGCTTCCAGAGGGCATCTAAGCTCCAGTCATCTCGGAGGTCTGGCTTGTTCTCTTCTTTGACTTCAGGATGCAGAAAACTCATGAGACTATACCTAATAGCCTCTCCAATGTGGTCGTTCTTTTGACTCACATCCTCTTGCTTTCTCTCATCTGCTTGAAGCTGAGGTATTAGCCGAATAGTGTCTCTACAAGTGCTAAAAACATAAAACTGCGGATACCCCTCCACTCCAATTAATCTACTTCTAAACTCACTCCAGCCAGGGATACGCTTGTTATCAGCTTGACGAGAAAAAAGGTTGGAGCGTCTAAACTTAGTAGCTGCGATTTGATTAAGCTGTTGAGCAATAGAGGGGCCGCCCAAGTTTCTAAATGTGTCTCTCCCTGCTACGCCGTAAAGAACCTTCTCATTTGGAAGTTCACGCTCACAGATACCACGAGCTAATTCAAAGTTGCCAAGCTTTAGCCCTCTGTCTTTCTTGTCTGCAATGTACCAGTCTCTATAAATTATACGTGAGTGTTTGGGGATTATTTGTCTATCTGTGTGGTAGAGTTTGTTGAAATAGCCGTTTAATTGAGATTTGGGTGCTTTGTTATCCAGGGCCATATCTTCATTGGTTATAGCCATCCATACAACAACACAAGGATCACGGCTACCCCAATCCATTCCGCGAATAAGAGGGAAAGAAGGATGAAGAGTGAATGGAGAAATGATGTTTTCACTTGTGAACTCAGGGAAAAATGCTCCCTGAATGATGTTCCAGTCCCCGTCCCTGTAGGCTCTGACCATTTCTGGCGTACCAAGCCCCGAAAGCCTAGCTTCATATGTTGGGTCCTCGTTTACTAAAGATGGGTTATCCTCTAGTTTAGCAGGTATGAACTGTCTTGTTAATCCACCCTCTTCTTCACTAGCTTGCCAAACTTTAAGAGGCTCTGAAAAATCGATGAATGTACGCTTGACCCAAAGATGCCCCACACCCCCAGGGTTAGAGCCACAGATGATGCGAGGAACTAGGTGCTTATATTCTGGCGGTATAGAAAGACCAACACAACGAACACGGCCTCTTAAAAATGTATAAATTGGCTCACTAAATGTTGTTAGCTCGTCTATTAAAAGTAAGTGGATTTCACTTCCCTGATACTTAAACCTATCGCTTTCGTCTTGACAGTGACACAAATATATCTTAGAGCCATTCCAAAAACGTATCTCATCTTCTACGATAGAAACCGCCTTATTTTTCACCCAGTCTGCAAGTAGTGCCCTAAACCCCGCAGGGCCTTCCATGTGGTTTTTAATAAGGTCTGGTAGGTGACGCCGGAAGAGATAAATCTGAGAGCCTGGAACCGCAAGCGCTGTGAATATAGCTACTGCTCTTACTAAAAAGCTCTTCCCACCACCTGCACTTCCACCATAGAGAATTTCTCTCGCAACTGAATGGAAAGCTAGTTCTTGCTTCGGATGAAGACTTAAATTTATCGGGGACTCTCTAGGCACTCTTTAAGGCCTTCTGCCTTTTCTCTTCTTCCCAAGCCGCCCTGTTAATGAGCTTACGAGCGAGTTTCGCTTTACCAAAAGGTGTAACAGGAGTCTTGCCGTGAGGCACGTATTTACAGGTCGCCCAACAATAGATGTCGCTATAGTCGTACTCTGCTTCAAGGAGCTTATTTTTCGTATCAACTTCACGGTACTTGCTATCTCTCTCATCAGTGAGACGACGAAGAACTCTAATAGTACCATCACTAAGGGCAACAAGCAGATTATACTTATGCGGAGGTTCCAGTTCATCAGGCCAATTCCACTTACTCATAAACCCTCTACTTTAAGTTTAAACCATTGCCCACATAATTAAAGATGCGCTAGGCAAAACCAAAACATCCAAAAAGTTAAGGAGGGGGCCAAAGTATATTTCTTGGTGTTCGTCCTCATTCTCTCCTCTAAAGAAGTAGCGAAGAAAACAACAGTGACCCCTTCCGGTTTTTTTATGAAAGAGAAGCCTACTTACATAACAATCTTAGAGCTGCAGCTCGCAGAGGCCGCAAAGAGAGAAAGACTTCCCGAAATTAAACTCTGGACCACGTGTCTTATAGAAGGTGTTAAAGAATTCTTAAAAGGCCCTGGAACAAGAGAGTTCCAATACGCAAAAAGCTGGCTTAGAGAAGCTTACTGGGTCTTATGCGATAAAGACGAAACAGTGCCTGGGTCCTTCAATTGGATTTGTCTCTCAATAGGTACTGAGCCCTCCTACATCCGAAGAAAAGTGCTGGAAGCCTACCCCAGGAGGAGAAGGTGGGGGTGAAGTGCTTTGACTGCGGTAGCGAAGGAGAGATACATAATCATCATGTAGTTCCTAAAGTCCTTGGTGGTACAAAAACAGTTCCCCTTTGTGCTAAGTGCCACGGCCTTGTCCACGGGATGAAAGGCTTAGAGACAGGAAAGTTGGTTAAGAAATTCTGGGAAAATAATCCCGATAGATGGACAGGGAACGTGCCTTATGGATATGACCTTACTTGTGGCCGTTTAGAAGAAAACGAAGAAGAGATGAAAACCCTGCGGTGGATAAAAGAACGCCGTGAAGCAGGGATGGGAGAGCAAAGAATCGCAAGAGCACTAAATGAAATGAACATAAAAACCAAATTCGGGAAAACGTGGAGATGTGACACTGTTTGTAACCTGCTTAAACGACCCAACTTTCCCTACGTAGTTCGGTGTGCTTGACAAGTCTGTGAAATTTGAGATAGTGAAAGCTGATACTCCATTCCAAAGCCGTGTGTCGGTATCTTTAAAAGATCGGATGGAGAATAAAAAAGTGAACTGGCTCTGTTGTAAACTCGCAACCAGTAGGAACTCAAGGGCTACTGTTTTGGTCCCTGAGCTAAGCCGCGTCAGATTGAAGTAACATGATTAAGGGGTGACCACTGACCTACCCGCCTCCCAAAAAGAGGTTCATGGAAAACAGTTGCTGAAGGGCCGATGGTGGCGACGGGGGTTTATCCTCTTTTTTTTGCAGCTACGGAGATTAGGGGCATAGTTGCCTCTAAACTCTCAGAGAGGGCTCTGAAGGTATATGGTTATAGGATACGGCAGGGGATAGAGCAGATTTCAGTAGTCGCCGCTTTTTCCCACCATCCACATCCTACCTGACCGTGAGAGCAGCCCTGGCCCGTTTGATGTCAGAACCTCTGCGTTTGCAGACGTTTTTTATCCCAAAATTAGCTTTTGACCACACCTTCGCATTCACCTTTACCAGCCAGTTTCTAACCTCGCCCCTCAGCCCTCGATCCTCCTTTACCGCAATTACGTTAGACATCCCTATGCGCTTAACTAACCTCTTGAAATACTTGATATTCGTAGTCGAGAACGTGATGAACCCATCCCTATAATCAGCCTCATTCATGAGTAAAATCGTCTCACCTTCCTTGATAACCATTTGAAATCCCTCTCTAAATATAAAAACAGCCTCTCTTCTTAAGATGGAGCTCAAACTACGTGCGAAGGAAAAAACGGAGCTTGTGGGGCAATTTCATAGAAAAAAAATTCCTGGAGCGGGGAGGAGGGGAGGGTTAATTCAACAGGTATTTATATATATACTAGGTATAGTTTACTTTCAAACCCCCTCTGGGAGTCCCTTAAAACAGGGTGCCCATATACAGAACGGGGAGGTAAAGAAAGAGAAGGAAGAACAGCTAGTTATACCTCGTTAGTTTTAATATACTCACGAACTAGGGGAACACATTGATTTATTTATTATTTTCTTTTTCTGTTTTATCATCTATTAACTTAACATCAATAGTATCGGGTAGTTGTGGCGTTGGTACGCTCGATGTGATGTTAAGAATTGGAAGTATACCTATCTGCCCCTGGATGTTTATGTCCTGTTTGTCGGCGTAATCTCTCGATAACTTAGAGGCTAACCACTGTCTATACTGAGCGCGTGTACGCGAGAGCGAGGCAGTAACTGGATCACTTTCGTCAACTATTCTCAACCCCTCATCAACCAAATGCTGCGCTCTTGCTCTCTTAACCTCCTCCCACGACTCCACATCCTCACTCATGATTGAAAACATAGTCCGCTCAGGAATACCAAAATGCTTACCAATATCCTCAGTACTCACTCCATCTAGATACATCTGATGAGCCACGACTCTTATCCCTTCTCGCTCTTCTTTGGTCCGCATTTCTTTTCTAATGCTATTATTCTAAGTTCTAATTCCTGGATCTTTAAAAGTAGCTGATCGATATCAATCTCTACATAGTTATTTTCCGGTGGTCTTGGTTGTCTACTCACTCTGCCATTAGCTCCAGAAATTCCTTGGCTGTGAGACCACTAGCCCTGTATAGATTATAAACCGTGTGAGGGTCTCTGGGTAACCCAGATTGGGAGCGCAAAAGCCGATAAGCCTGGACCTGTGTAACGCCTAGCCTACGGGCTAACTCGTACCCCGACCAGTGTTTAATCTTACAAATGGATTTGACCACATGCCCCATAACTATACTCTACCTCACTATATAGATAGTATCAAGTAGGTTAATCCCTCATTTAACTTAGTTAAACAAACTTTTTTAATAACCTATTGATTTTAAAGTAATAAATCTATTGTT